ATGAATACGCAGCGATGCGTTTGTCCTCCATCGCTGACGCCCCGATCGTGGCATAAGGAGAAACCAACATGGCAAACATGAACCACCCCTTTGACGCACGGCTAGAACACCGTGCAGTCGGTTCCGTAGCGATCACCGCTGCGGCTACCACCCTCGCCACGATCACCGAACGCGCCGCCCAGCGGACGCAGTATCGCACGATCGTCAACGTGGAAGCGATCAAGACAAGCGCCGGCAACGAGCTTGCAAAGGTCGTGATCGAGCTGTCTAACGACGGTTTTACCACGGTCCACGTCGCTGCGGTTGCTGACTTCGGCCACACGTCCGTTCGCCAGTCCGGCGCGCCGACTTCTGTTGCTGGTGACGGCCGCGAGATCCTGTGGACAACCGAACAGGGCGAACGCAAGTTTACGGCCAGCCGTATCCGCTTGCTTACCTCGGGCACCGCCCCTTCGATCACGCTGTCCTGTTTCAGCACGATCTTGGGGGATATCTAAATGGTTGACGTCAAAATCGTTCCGGTATCCAAGCCCAAGTCGTTCGCCGATGTGGCCTTCACCAAAGACGAATGGGACGCCGCGGTAAAGGCGGGCCCCAAGGTAATGCCGGTTGGCGCAGCACGCGAAGCTGTGGTGCAGTCCAAAGGCTTGTATGTGGTCAAGGCCGCCGTTGATGTGGAAGCCACCGCAGTCAAGCTGGTTGAGCCTGCCGATATGACGAACGAACAGCTGGCGCAGGAAAGCGCCGCCTATGGCCAGCCGATCCGCAAGCAAATGTCGCGGTCCAAGCTGGTTGAGTTCATCACGAGCCAGCGCGAAAAGGCGGTTTCGTTCATCGTCGACGATGAAGATGATGATACGGCCGGCGAATAGCTCCTGACTGATCGCTGACTGTTGCGAAGGCCGTCCCTCTGGGGGCGGCCTTTTGCGTTGGTGCATTGCCCTAAAGGTGGCGCGGGTAGAAATTCGCGGCATGGCTATGCGTTCAAAAGACACAATCATTCTGGCGGCTTTGTCTCGCTGTGGTCGGTCCTCTGCGGCTGACGAACCATTTTTGGCTCAAGCGATTGATGCTAATTATGATGAAATCGTGCGGTCGGCGTTTGAAGACGGCGATGGCAATTACCCTTTCGGTCGCGCGCGTATCGATCTGACTTCTCGGTCAGAGGGTACGATGGGCTACGCTGATGCTTTCACTGTGCCAAGTAATACTTTGCACATCGTCGAGGTATATCTGAACGATATTTCCGCTTCTGATATGCTGCAGGATTGGGAGTTTGACGGCGCGGCCAATGCTATTTTGATCGACGGACGGGGCGGCAAGGTTGAAGCCGAGATTGTGCGCAGCGGGCAAGAGGCTACATGGTCGGGCTTCTTTGCCAAGGGCGTGCAGCTTCGTATCGAGGCCGTGATTAAGGACGCTCTGGACGAAACAGAGGAAGCGATGGCGAAAGAGCAGGAAGGCGACCTGTCCTTTTTGAAAGCTGGCGTCAAAGGCTCAAAGAACCGCTCACCTAAGCCTATGTTTCGCCGTGGTGGTGGCCGCCTTATGCGCGCACGCCGCACGCCTGACCGGGGCTACTGATAATGGCTGGCCGCAAGGAAATGATCTGGCAGAATGATTTCTCTTTGGGCGCGGTGCGGCCAGAGGCAGAAGAGCGTGATGATAGCGACCTGATCGCAGCCTCTCTTTTCGAGGCGCAGAACACGATCACACTGACGACTGGTCAGGTCGAGCGCCGTCCGGGGATGCTATTCCTGGACAATGTTCAGTCAAAGCAGCAGTTCGCTGTCAGCTTGGGCGAGGGGCGCAGTTATCAGCTGCACATCCTTTCCAATGGGTATGTGCTTTACGATACGGACGAGAATGTCGTCGCTTCATCTGGCGCAATCAACTGGACAACGCTGGGTGGTTTTCTTTCGAATAGGCCTTGGTTTAACCCCGGCGTAACACCCCCTGTCTCCTTCACATTCTCGGATATCCAGTTCTGGGCGGTATCGTCTCCCGATCAAGGCGCGATCATCATTGGCTCTAAGTTCTTCGATCTGCACGCGCTTACCTTGAGCGATGCGGGGGTCTGGACCTTCGGTAAGCTGGCCTATGCGGAGGGTGCAAATTCAGCGCCCCAGATCCCCTACATCCGCCCAAAGGGCGCCGGAAAAATGCGCGCGGTATCTGGTAATGCGCCAGAGTGCGTTGTGACGACAAACTTCGATTTTTTCGAGGCCGGTCACGTTGGGACTTATGTGCGTCACAATGGCACGCCGATATTGATCATTGGCGTTGTTGGCCCGCGCGAAGCAAACGGTATAGCCCGCGGTACTCTGTCTCGGACGCTGTGGATCACAGTGGCAAGCGTTGCAGACTTCACGCTGGGCGATGCTGTTGAGCATGAGACTTTGGGCGGCACTGGTATTGTCACGAATATCAATACTGCAGACAAAATTCTGACCGTATTCTGCTTGGGGTCTTACAAGGATTTTACGGGCAGCGGAAACCTTATCGGCCCAAACGCGAAAGAGGTTATATCTCTCGCAGAGGTCACTTCAAACGGCGCGTTAATAAACCTTTGGGACGCGCAGATGTTTTCGCGGATATACGGGTTTGCCGGGTGGGGTGCCGTCCATAAGGGCCGCCTTTACCTTTGCGACTATCCATGTTCGCCTCGGGCCTTCGCCGCTTCTCAAGCTGGCGTTCTGATGAATTTTCAGGATGGCGCAAACGACGCTGACGCTTTTGTGGAGACAATCGGTGGCGACTTTGGCGGCGATCTTAAATTCATCCTTTCGGCAGAGGACTTGCTGTTTATGACGACGCGGGGGCTCTATTATCAGCCTACGCGAGATGGCTCAGCAATCACTCCGCTGACTATTTCGCCTGTGCCGTTCTCGCAGATTGGCGTTTCGTCAGTGATCCCAATGCCAATGGATGATGGCGCGATCTTTGTTGATACGGTCGGCCAGCAGATTTACGCGGCGATCCTATCCGGTGACGCCTATCGGTCCTGGCGCGCGATACAGATCAGCGCCTATCACTCGCACCTGATTAAAAGCCCCGGCAATATCGGTGCCACTTCATTCGGCTCGGAGTTCCCAGAGCAATTTATCTATGTGGTAAACAGCGACGGCACCGCGGCGGTATGCCAGTGGGACAAGGAGCAGAACAAGGTTTCGTGGCGGCCGTGGGTGACGAATGGAGAATACAAGCGCATCTATCAATCAGCGGGTAGTATCTACGCGATGGTCGATCGCAGTTTGGGCGGTGCTAAGATCTGTCGCCGCGAACGCTTTGAACGTATCCTATCCGTGGACTGTGGTGCCTATGTTTTGGTTTCGCCAGAATTTCCAAGCGGCGGCGAAGGATTTTTCCCCATCCCGGCGTCTGCGGTGCCTGCTGCGCACCTGTCCAGTGAGACTGTGCAGGTATACCTTGAGGGCTGGGATTTTGGCGACTTGCTGATCGACAACCAAGGCAAGGCTACGGAATTTGGCGTGCCTATCACATACCCGTCCAGCGTGACGCGATATGCGCAGATCGGACTTGGCTATGAGGTGCGTTGCACCCCTTGGTCGCGGCGATCCATACAGACGCGCAGCGGCACGCGCGAAGTGAAGCGGCTGATCGACCTTCATATCACGGTGCAGTCTACGGGTGGCTTCAAGGTGAATGGAGCGGACTTTGGCGGATATCAGGGCGGCAACGATTTCACGGTGCCGCCTCCCATGGTGAGCCGTGAATTTCGCATCGGTATCAGCGGCGGGGCGGCTTTCAAGCACATTCCCATTACGGTTGATCGGCCCGGCCCGTTCCGCCTTTTGAAACTAGGCTACAAGGTGAGCGTCTAATGGATCCAGTCACAGGATTTGCGGTTGCTTCGGCAGGGTCGGCTATCATGGGCGGCCTTTCTGGACGTGCACAGGGTATGTCTGATGCGGCGCGGCAGGAAAGCGAGGCGCGCATGGCTGATACCCAAGCCCTGCAGCGAGATACGATTGCGCGGGGCGACCTAGATGCGTTCCTCTCGACGATGCGATCTTCTCGGGCGGCCAATGGTTTAAGCTCGACCTCCACAAATGCGCGGGTTCTTGAAGCGGCAGCGATCATGGAGGGCGACAAAGGCCGCCTAACTGAACGGGCGGATAGCAGGCAACAGGCGGCGAACCTACGGGCCGGGGCCAAGGCTTCGCGTTCTGCAGGTAACTGGTCACTGGCTACTGGATTGGTAAAGGCGGCGATCCCAATTTCACAATACGGCATGAACAGAGGGTGGGGCTCCTAATGGCGCGCGTTCCAGAGATTAACCGGGCACGTCAAGTATCCCAAGTGGCGGCCGCAGCGCCGCGTCAGGGCGTGGGGTTTGAGGCTCTCTCCCAGATCGCAGGCATGGCCGCGGATTTCATTAAGCCAGCTGCGTTAAAGCAGTCGGCAGAGGAAGGCGCGAACGCTGTCTACCGCGATGAACACGGCAAGCTGCGGATTGACGAAAAGAACGTCCTCGGCGGCGAAATGGCAGGCGCGCATAATCAGGCGGCCTATTCCAAGTATCTGTCTACCCGTAAGATGGATATTCGCGCGACGATGCAGGAATTGCAGATTAAGCACGAGTTCGATCCGGCCGGGTTCAAGGACGCGTCTGACGCCTATATGAAGCTGATGCAGGAAGATGAAACCGCGCCGGCACTCTTGCGTGAGGATCTTTCCGCTACGGTGCAGAACGAGGCACTGACGCGGTTCAACGGCCTGCAGGTCCAGCAGATCAACCGGACGCAGCGGGAAAGCGATCGGGACACTTCTACGCACCGCGATATGCTGGCCGACGATTATGTGAATCTGACGATGGCAGGCGACACGGAAGGCGCGGCCCGCGTCTACGCTGAAATGCAGAGCGTCACATCATTCCGTGCCTCGGCTCCCTACATCGGTGAAACGCCAAACGAGGCAGAGGCATATCTGTCTGGCGCGCGCGGGGCAGCTCGGGCGGCACAGATTACCCAAGAGCTTTCCTCTCTCGAAGGCGCAAGCTCAATTACAGATGAACGGCGCGCTGAAATTCAGGGGCTTGTCGACAATCCAGACCTATCGCCTGCGGTTCGCCAGCGCCTCTACGCGGCTACGAAGGGCGTCCTCAAGGGGATCGACGGGCGGGGCATCGCTGACAGTCTGGCGGGCACGGACGTATCGTCCGCGGTGCGCAACTTCGATTGGGCGCAGCATCGCAGCGGTGGCGGCCTGCGTGGTGACGCCATTAGCGGAATGGACACTGACTTCCGTGGATCTCTCGAGGGGATGATCGCCAGCGCGCCTGAAAGTATCCGGTCTGGCTTGAGCGTGTTCTCCGGCTTCCGGTCCGTGGAAAAGCAGCAAGAGCTTTGGGACGCCGCGCTGGTTAAGTATGGCAGCGCAGAGGCCGCGCGCAAATGGGTGGCCCCTCCCGGCAATTCTCAGCACGGTCACGGCAACGCGGCTGATCTTAGCTGGAACGGGCAGCGCCTAGATAAGGCCCCGCAAGAGGTGAAGGATTGGGTTCACGCGAACGCGGGTAACTTCGGCCTTGCTTTCCCTCTCGACAATGAGGCTTGGCACATTGAAGCGGCCGGCGCGCGGGGTGGTCCTGCCGCCCCTCGTGTGGACTTCAACGCAAACCGCGCCAAGCTGGACGAAATGGGCGTGCCTGTCTCCCCCGGCAGTGAGTTTTTCGCGGCGGTGGCTGACACTGATACCGCCGCGCTGATCTTCTCGGTTGATCCTACTGTGATCGCCGGGCCGCTTCTGCCGCCAGAGGTGATCGCGGCTAACCCCATGCTGGAAAACATGACGGTCGGACAGGTCCGGTCGTGGGCAGAGCGTAAGGGAACAGTCAAGGCCGCTGACATTGCTGCGCGCCGCACGCAGATTGACCAGATCGAAGATACAGAGGTGCGCGATATCGCTCTGTCCGCGCTGAACGATCACTACCAGCAGCGCAAGCGGATGGAAGATGCGGCGGCGATGGATTACCAGAGCCGTGTTGAATACAACGACAGCACGCTGACGGAACAGCAGATCGCAGACGATCATAGCCTGTCGGACCAATCGCAGCGCAGCCTTATTTCTGACCTGCAGGCGCAGCGGAAAGACGCGCGGGAAATTCAGGAAACCCTATCGACGCTGGCAGACGATGGCGCGCTGATTGATCCCTACGATAGCGGCACGCGCAAGAAGGTGGACGACGCCTATACATCTCTCCTGAATGGTGAAAGCCCCATGTCGCAAGCGGGCATGGTAACGGCCGGGCAGATCGTCCAGCGGTCGGGCATTGTCCCGCGGCCTATGTTTAACGCGCTGCGGTCTGCCGCAAATGGTAATGATCCCGCGTCACTGGCGGTAGCGATGGAGTTTGCCGGGCAAGCCTTGCAGATGCAGCCTAACGCTTTCGGACCAATGGACGGCGGGTCTGACGTTCTGAGCAACCTATCGGATTATAAGTTCTACAGCGGGATGATGGGCGGCGAAGAAGCGGCAGCTCGTATCATCGAAAACCGCAATTCCGAGGCTCCGAAGAACGTGACGGACCAAGCGAAGGATCTGGCGAAGAACCTCAAGCCCGAACAGGTGACGGACTTCATGGCCGGGCGCGGGGCTGACGTGACGATGGGTTCTCCTGCGCAGCAGGCGGCAATCATGGGCGACTATGATCGCCTGTTCCGCGAGGCATATGCAAAGACGGGCGACGAGGGGCTTTCCCGCAATCGTGCGCTTGAGGATATGGCCCGCGTCTACGGTCCGAACGGCGTGACAGGCGACAAGCGGATCATGCGCTTTCCCCCGCAGCAGTTCTACCCGCAGGTCGTGGGCAAGCCTGATTGGATGCGCGACCAGATCACTGCAGAGGTGAACGCCTTCGCGGGTATTGACGTGGGCAGCGATCCATTCCTTTCCCCCGGCAGCGCGAAGCCTATCTCGTCGGATCGTATCATCATCAATTCAGACGAGCGCACGCGGGGCGACGTGGCCGCAGGGCGATCCCCCACCTACGGCGTCAGCTATCTCGACGGTGACGATATGCTGCAATCCGTGCCAGGGCGTTTCGCTTTTGCCGCGCCTACTGCGGAAGCGGCTGACATTGCCACGATGGAAAGCCAGCGGTCGCGCGAAAGCGGCGTGGTGAACCTGCGTCTGTGGCGTGAGTATCTACGCGCGAACGGCCAGTCTGAGGGCCAAGCGATGCAGGCTGTTCTCGACAACAAGGCGGAATACAGCGCCGCACCTCCCCCTACTGAATAGGAGGCATCATGCCCTTCATCCCGGACGAAAATACCTTTGGGCCAATCTCGATTGATCCAGCGATGAACCTGACGCCGAAGCCGGAGGGGCAGAAAGCCGGGGCGGGGGCAGTGATTGGCGCGGCCTT